AAACGTTTGTTCCAACCTAATATACCCAAAGGATATAATGCTGGATCAACACAATCGTCATCCATTGCAACGCCAGCACCTTGTGTAATTGCACTTCTCATATCAGCAAATACAATACCGTCTGCTGAGACTTTATCAGTGTTATCTACTAGCACGAATCTTGATCCTGCCGCTAATGCTGAGTTATATTTGTAAATCTTAGGATAATTTTCTAAGTCTGCTGTTGAAACCCATAAGTCACCAGTTACAAGTGCGCCTGCGTCACTTTGTACTGTTGGCTCTGCAGACCTAACGTTTACATCATATGGATATGAATTCCACTTACTGTCTGCACCTTTATAGACAATGTCAATATTAGTGTTGTCAAGTAAATTATCATACCATAAAGTACCATCTGCTAGTGTACCTGTTGGTGCAGTAGAAGCGGATGTAAAACTTAAGGCTTCCCAGTTACTGTTTGTTTCTGCTAGACCTAAGTCTGCGGCATTAAATCCTGCAACGTCACCGCCAGAAATGTTAATGTCTGTGCCAGCACTATTAACTAGTGTGACTTTGCCAGAAACGTTAGAAGCAATAACTTTGTCAGCATGTGTGTTTGCCGCACTGGCGGCACTTAGAGCTGAGTTAATTGCTTGGACCATGTCGTCAACACTTAGGTTGCCGTCTGAATCACTATCAAAGTCATACATAGTTACGTTAACATATCCACTTGCGCCATTAACAAGAAATCTGTCGTTAATGTCAAGTTTAACTGCAACCGAACCACTAATGTGACCAGTTGCTGTTGTAGTTGTGTCAGCAATTGCCGCAGAACTTGAAATTGTTAGTGTTTGTGTACCGTTATGTCTTTTTAACTGAACTGTTGCATCTGCGGCACTATACTTGTACCATAGATCGCCTAATTCTGCTGTAGAGCCATAATCTGAGTATGCTTCATAAGAAGTTTCTCTGTAAGAAGCGGCTTGAGTAGTCCATGCTGTTGTAGTTGAGCTGTAAAGTTTTAAACCAAGAACTGAACCGTTGTTCAATGTGTTAGTTTGTAAATAAAGATCACGACCCGCTTCAAGTGAACCACCACCACTTCTTGTTGTAGGAACGTTTGTGTGCCTAGCAACTTGGAAGTCGCCACTTGATGCTGTGTCCCATGCAGTTGTACCTATCGCATACCAAGCACCTGAAATTTTTTCAAATAACTTGATGTCAGCCATTGTAGTACCTGTGCTTGTTTGATAAACAACAGCAAAGTTACCGTCTACGCCAATTGAGGCTTTAGGTGCCGGTGCGGCTCCTGTAGTAACTTGGTCTTTGTTTGGTGATAATGTTGATTTAAGCACCCATGCACTTCCACTCCATTCTTTTAGTCCCCAAGTTGTTGCACTTGAATCTAACCAGTATGAACCGTTTGCTGGGTTTGCTGTTGGAGCCGCTGATGAACCAGTTAGTTCTGACAAATCGATATCAGCTCTAAGGAGGTATGCTCTATTAGCAATTCCTAAGAAACTGTAAGCCGCTTGTAAACCATACTCGTTTAACTCGTCTCCGTGTAAAGGTGTCGCCCCACTTTTTCTAAAGTTAGGGTTTCCGTAATTTGTTAGTAACTCTCGTTGACTATTGACTAGATACACATTTCCAGCATTTGCTTTCGTTGTGTATGAGGCAGTTGATGAACCATCTGGAGCAGTTTTATCTTCGCCTGTTGCAATAATGATAAGAGGTACAGTTCCGGTGCCAGCCGCCGCATAAAAACTTTCGTCTGTTACGGTTATGCTAACGCCCGGTGAGGTTAATGTAGCCATATTGTTCTCCCATTATATATAATTTGTTATGGATACAAGTATTTATCCAAAAGACGGTATTATGCGGTATTATAGAATATTGGGGTACGCGGTATTAGTGGTTTTTGATAAATAGCCTTCACACACTATATAGTGCTGTAGACGGGTTTTTGACATCTACATCTGCTCTTATTTCAGCAACTCTAGATATTAAGTGGTCTAATGTGCTTTCATTTTTAATTATATAGTCTACAGGGTGTCCTACCCAATTCCATTCGCTTTCATGTACACTATTATAACGTGTTTGCATAATTTTTTTATTTACTGCATTTGTTTGTGATGTCTTTGCAACATCATACCATTCGGGTAATTCACCTCTTTGTACCCAAATAACAAAGCCATTCATAGATTTTATTAATGATAGTTCGTTTTGAAATCTAAGATCACTTACAACAACACAAGGATTTGTTTGATGTCTCATTCTCAATCTATATTCTAAACTATTAAGCCAAATATCTTGATGAAAATGATTTCTAAGTACTTCTGTACCCATTAATTGTAATGCTAAACGAGGGGTAAAATTATCAATATTTAATTTTTTAGTCCAGTATAGGTCTGGTGTTTCTCTGAAGTCTCTGCTTTCAACAGTATCGCCTTCTAGAAGAGGACGTTCCCAACCAAATATAGTTGAGCATAAATCTTTAAGTGGAGAGGCAAAACTGTCTTGTACACAACCATGATTTTCAACAAACATGTTTGCTACTGTGTCTTTGCCTGAACCTATAAATCCTACAAGTCCGATAATATTCATATTTTACCTGTTTGTGTTGTGAAAAATACTTATCATCGCTGTGTTGTCAACAACAAGTAAAAAAGAAACTAACCTATTACAAATCCTAATGGGCTATTTCCTTCTTCCATGTTGTGTACTGCTTGTATAAGTACATCCAGTTCTGCTTGGCCTTCTTGCTTCATTGCTTCACCATTGAGAACAATGTTGCCGCCTGCACCTGGGATACCACCCATGTACTTGCTTCTTGCTTCACCAAGTATCAATTTCGATTGAGCTAGTGAAAAATCTCCTAACCACTTACCTGCGTAAATATCTCCAAGTAATAATGATTCGGGAATAAAATTATATACACCGACTGCTACTTCTTCATCTGTTGAAACGTTTCTTAGGATTTTTAAAACTTTGGTATTTCTATTCCAAAGGAAATTATATTCACTACCAAAAATACGTCCTATAGTTTCTTTGTACTGTGAGAATGCATCAAATGTTACTAAGCCACCTATTTGGCCTGCATTTAATAGATACATATTGTTGAATGCTACATCAAAAGGATCAAAGTTTGAGCCTGTACCAGAAGAACTACCAACGCCTCTACGATAAAGACGTCTTACTTCCATTACTTCTCCTGGTAAAGTATATTCTGTTTGTCCAATTTGGGTTTGAATGAAGATCACACTCTCTTCTACCGCACCGGAACTGAGTTGTCTATACCTTCTTAAAGCAGAATCGATTGCTACGTCGTAATGATCTCTGTCGAGCTCTACATCGACAATATCATCTGCTAGTCTGAGTTGCAACTCTCTTACGAGATCTTCTCTACTGCTATATCCTATTTGATTCTCTGGCATAACACTATTTATCAGAATTTAGAGGTGTGTTGTCTAAGAGTGGTTAAAACGTTTTTAAGATAATAGTATGTTCGTTAAAGCGGCCGTTCATTCTAGTATCAGTAGTTGTAATAGCCTCAAAGTTCTTATTACATGATGTTTTAGCACCTGCTATAAAAGGTTTTAGTTGCTCTTTTGGCTTACGGAGTGTTTTTTGTAGGCTTGATACTTCACAGAAACCTTTGAGAGTTGTGCCTTTTACGTTTAACCCAGCACCCTCTCTTTTAAGACTTCTCGGGTCTTTGTTTAATGCTTTATATACTCCTAGTTTCCTAGTTTTAACATTATATACCCAACATTCGTTAGCATAAACAACATCAGTAGGTGTAACACTGGCTAATCCTAAATCAGGTTCATTAATCTTAAACTTTAATTTCTGTACAATCTTCTCTTTAGACCTAGCCTTAGGCTTACGAGCTTTGCGTTTAGTGGCTTTTGTTTGTATAATAGTATCACAAGCAGTATTAATCATTTCGTAGTACTCTACATACGCCTTACGCAGTTTTAGATTAAAATTACTATATGCTTCTTTTATGTCTGGGTCTTTCCATTCTTGAACTTCAAGTGCTTCTAAATGTCCGTCACTAAACTCTTCTTTAATTAACTTTGCATGAGGGACTTTTACTTCTGGCTGATATATCATCATCATCTCATAAGGTTTGAATTGTTTTAATGTTTTTTTACCATCAATTAATTCATCTAAGAAGTATTCTAAATCACCACAAAGAGTACCTATTTGAAGTTTCATCCTATCTTGAATACTGATCATTCTCTTTGGTGGGGTCTCTTTTTGTTTTGCTTTTTTTTCGTCTATTTCTATTTGCCCTCTTTTAAGCCATTCCTTTTTTCTACTGTCTATGTGCTTTGCAATTTTTTCAGGCAAGTAGCCTAGTTTGTCTTCAATAAAAAAAGTGATAGAACTTGAACTAAACACCCAGTCAGGACTTGCTAAAATAATTTCGCGATCTTTTTTGTTCCAAGGTGCTTTATGTTTGATCCATTCTCTTGTCTTAGTAATTTTAACTTTATCGTTAATTTCTGTGCGGACAAAATAATTTACTGAGCTAAAGGCTTTTTCTTTTTCCTCTTCGGTTTTTGCATCAAGAAACTCTTCCCAGTCAGGTTCCGGTGTATAATAAAAGTCTTTTTTCTTTCCCTTCTTCGCCATGTAAATAGTTATCCTTTGGTATAAAAAGATATGCTACATATTAACACATCTTTTAACCTTGTCAACAACTATATATAGAATTAACGCAAAAATTATGCGATTATATTGGTAATATTCTTGAATTTGGCGTTTTTGGCACAGATTTCTTTCCAAACAGCAATAGTTTGGTCAAGGCCTTCGCTTAAGGTAATTTTAGGTTCCCAACCTAACTTTTCTGTGATTTTATCATTCGAACTATTGAGCAAAAATATCTCTCCGGGACGAACAGGCTTCTTGTCCCAATGAATTGTTCCTTGCCAACCTATCTTAGATGCTATCACTTGTACATAGTCTGAAATCCTGATTGCATTGTTCGGTCCCAAGCAAAAAATTTCTCCTGCACACTTATCTGGATTGCGTATAACTGCCTCCCAGGCATCAAGTAAATCTTCTATGAATATAAAGTTACGATATGGTTTACCATAACCTAAAAATATCTCATCTGGATTATTTAACATTTGCCAAATAATTTGTTCTGTTACAAAAAAGTTATTGTCTTTTCTACCATATGCATTTGTTTGACGTATTGCAGTAAATGGTAATCCTAAACTTCTATTTGCATACTCTAAATATTTTTCACAACCATACTTTGCAACGGCGTAAGGAGCATTTGGATTTGGTTGTGTTTCTTCGGTGAATGCAATAATACTGTCATGTTGTTCTTTACCGTCTTTTATTAAGTCACTAACTGGTTGCCATCCATATACTTCCATTGTACTTGCAAACACAAAGTTTTGTAAGTTTGGTAAGGTTGATGCCGCTTCAATTAGGTTAACAGTACCTACATAATTTACTTCAGAGAAAACTATTTGCTCATAGAAACTATCTTCGACTTCGGTTCTTGCCGCTAAGTGTACAATAATATCTGGATTAACCTCGAGTAATTGTAATTTAACTTGTTGATGATCTCTTAAATCATATTCGAGAAATGCTAGTTCATGGTCGCTCTTAAGGCGTTCTACCATGTGTGAGCCAATGAATCCATCGTGCCCAGTAATAAAAATTTTCATGTGTGTCCTATGTTTTTGTTATCCACCAAGTAGCAAAATGCTCTGTGGTTGTGTTTAATTGTAATCCTTCTCTTTTAATAAATTCGTCTACTGCTAAAATAACACCAAATTCTTCAATATGACTTCTTTCAACGTAGTCGTGTCCTGCTAAAATACCACCTACTCTAATTTTAGGATACCATGCTTCAATTTCTGATTTTACAGATTCATACTGATGATCACCATCTAAATAGACGAAATCAACAGAGTTATTTGCAAACTCTAATGCATAGTTGGCTCCCATTTGTCTAACTAAAAGAGTTTTAGTTGAACCTAAATCCTTATTAAATCCTTCAAAAGTTTTACAAACTCTGTCATAAAGTTGATCGAGACTGTCTTGATTTTCAAACTCAATCACTGATGGTTTATCAGTATATCCTTCATATATTTCGTACGGATCAATGCCGTGGAATGTTTCTGGAACAAGTTTTGTAATTATAGATCTACTATAATCTCCCCGCCAGACACCTACTTCAACTGCTACCGGAATGTTACCTAACTGCTCTTTTATTGTGTTTAACAAGGCCTCTCTGTTCATATCAATATTTATCAGTACTAAATTTGCTTCATTAAAGTTCTGATAAATAGTGTTATGGGAAAGTTAAAACTATGGAATCCGACAAAAACTAACGAGCATAGGTTTTTTGATAGAATCGTTGGCGAGCATTTACATGCTGGCGGAACCGGTGTGCATGTACACAAATATTTAGGTATTCAAGACATTGCAAATTCTAAAGATCCTACGAGGCCAAGTACTGAAGGTGAGCTATCAGAAATCTTTATACAAGACTTATTGTTCTTAGAAAACAGGGACAGAAAATACAGTGAAGACATTTTTGAAATGATTGGTACATACCAATTACAAGATAACGATGGTTTTGATTTAACACAATTTGGCGCATTCTTGGCAAACGATACAGTATTTGTTAATTTTCATATTGAAACAATGATGGAAACTATAGGCAGAAAATTAATGCCTGGTGATGTATTAGAACTACCTCATTTACGTGATGATATGTTATTAGGTAGTGATGAAGCAATTAACAGGTACTATGTAGTACAAGAAGGTGCAAGACCAGCAGAAGGATTTGATCCACGTTGGTGGCCTCACTTATGGAGAGTTAAGTGTGGTCCAATTACAGATTCACAGGAGTACAGAGATATACTTGGTACTGGTGAGGAAGAAGGAGATCTTAGAAATCTTCTTAGCAAATATAAAGATGAAATTATTATTAATGATGCATTATTGGAACAAGCAGAAAAAGATGTTGCCTCTGGGGGACTAATACGCGGAGGAGCACATTTTTATGTTGATCCGAATGCCCCAGACAAGGCATATATAGAACCAAGCGATGGTTCGCCACCTAATGGGTTAAGTCTAGTAGGCAGTGGAGCATCTTTTCCTACTTCAGGTACAAGTGATGGAGACTTCTTTCTTAGAACAGATTTCTCACCACATAGATTGTTCCAAAAGAAAGGAACTAGATGGATTAAGTTTGCTGACGATGATAAACGTGTATGGGCAACTGCTAACAGGACACTAGCATCGTTTATAAACAATGATGCTGTTACAACAAACAGTGATGGCGAGCAAGTCCCAGAAAAAACAAATTTGAGTCAGGTTGTAACACCTAGGACTGACACATAGGAGCATTAATGTTTTTTAACAAAGACACGAAATTAAATAGAGAAGCAGTATTCGAACAACTGAAAATAGACGAAGGAGTTGTAAATGAAATATACCTCGATCACCTCGGCTACCCAACATTTGGTATCGGGCATCTCGTCCTTGACTCAGACGGAGAACACGGACAAGAAGTTGGTACGCCAGTATCGGAAGAAAGAGTCAAAGAGTGCTTTGAAAAAGATCTCAACACAGCAATCAGCGAGTGTGGACATTTATACGAAGAAGGGGTGTTTGGAGACTTACCAGACGAAGTACAGCAAATACTGGTTAATATGATGTTTAACATGGGTAGAACTAGACTATCTAAATTTAAGAAAATGCATAGTGCAATAATTGAAGGCGATTGGAAAAATGCCGCAGAAGAAGGTAGAGATAGCAGATGGCACAAACAAGTAACTACTCGTGCAGAAAGATTAATGGAAAGATTAGAACAGGTATAATATGACATACAGACTAAAAGAAAGTAATTTTCACAATGGCAACCAGTCATCTGGTTGGTGGAATCGATCCGATTTGGATGAAGTTTCTGGTATGCCATCAGAATGGGATACCCGTTATAATCCAGAAGGCTTTCACTGGTTTGTTGCAAATAGTGATAGACAATATCAGCACAAACTAATAAAAGAATATTCAAGAGACAAAATTGTAATAGATTTAGGTGCAGGTGCAGGCTACGCAGGAATTAATGCATTTAAGCATGGTGCAAAATTTGTATATTTTGTAGAATACGATCCACAGGCTTCCTTAATGTTAGAACGTGCATTAGAAAAAATAGGTTTTATTAACAAATGGCAATACCAAGTTATAAACAAAGACATAGAAAGATTAACTATAGAAGATTTTGCAGGGCCAATCCCAGAAGTAGTGTACAGCGAATTTTATGGGCCATGTATATTTGACGAAGGTTTTGGGCCTTACACTAAGCATTTAGATACATTATTTCCTGATCTTTATTATGCTCCAGAATGTCAAGCCATGGACGTTCGTACATGGGACACAGATTATTCAGTTCCACCATGGCCTTACAAACGACCTGAACTAATAGAATCTTTTAAAGTAAAGTATTCAAACTCGGTATGGAATGCTCAAGCCTTGCCTGATTATGATCCTATGCCTACACCGAAGCCGCACACAACACACGGAATGTTTTATTATAATGCAAACACCAAAGAATTAATTGATAGTGTTACTGTGGTAACAACAACACCTGAACAAATGATTGGTTTCTTTCCGATAGAGTATGGTTGTCATCATGATTATTTTTTTGAAAACGACCCAAGAATTGGATGGTGGGTGGAAGAACCAGGTACTTATGTAGTTACAATGGATGTGGCTAATGCATTACAAGGTATGCCTAGAATTATATATCCTGGAGAATCAAGCAATGGCGGGTAAAAATTTAGATTACTGGTATGATGCTCAAATAAAACGTTACTTGATTCAACTTGTACGAGTTTTCTCAAACTTTAAAGTAAAAGAGATTGTTAAAGGTGCTGAACGCCTTAACAGAGTGCCTGCACGATATGGTGATATTTCAAGAATGATTGCTCACATATTGAGAAACAATTCAGAGAATGCTGTTAACAATGCACCACAAATTACAGTTAGTGTGCAAAGCATACAACCAGCAAAAGACAGAATACAAGACCCTTTTTTAGTTGACACTAATCAAGTAGCAGAAAGAGAATGGGACGTACAAGCAGGTGCTTATACATCTGCACAAGGTAATTTATATACAACACAAAGATATATGCCAGTTCCATATAACTTAAATATTCAAGTTGATGTTTGGACTACTAACACTGATACAAAACTACAAGTACTTGAACAAATTTTTGTAATATTCAATCCTGGAATACAGTTACAAGTTAACGACAATCCATTGGATTGGACAAGCATATTTGAAGTAGAACTTACAGATATAAACTGGAGTAGTAGAACTTTACCTGCAGGAACAGACGAATCATTAGATATAGCAACATTAACATTTGCTGTTCCAATTTGGATTAGTCCTCCTGCTAAAGTTAAAAGACAAACTATTATACAAAGAATTGTTAATGACATTCATAGTGTTTCCAGTATTACAGACTTAGGATTTGATAGCAGTTACCAAGACTTCTTTAGTTCTATACCTGATGATGCTACCGTAATTGTTTCACCAAGTAATTATAAAGTGCAAGTTGTGGCTGGTGGTGCTACACTATTAACACAATCAAATACGCCAACTAAATGGGCAGACATTATAGAAATGCATGGCGAACTAACAGCAACAAGTAGATTAGAATTAAACATTAGTTCTGATCCTGCACAAGATAATG